TGGGCTATCCACAGGTACGTATGAGCAGTTGTATCCACCTACGTGGCAGCGGTCTAGTGCTGGCCCTGATGTCATCAATGCCCTCATGCTAGGCATGATAGCTTGACTAAGTACAGCCTCTTCTAGTTCACCTCTTAGTGTATCAGGAAGCTTATAACTAAAGTTAGCACCAAGATGCCCTTCCATATAATCAAAGTATCTAGCGACAGTTTCACTCCATGTCTCCCTTCGTTGTTCATCCTCTTTCCATCGTGCGTATCGGGAAAGAGCGATAAAGTTTTGATAGTCTGTTGGTAATTGGTTGCTTCTCATTTCATCACTCCGTTACTGTTCTAATATTTTTTATAGTGGCACCTTCTACATCATAAAAGTATTCTTGGATACCATCTTCTAATTCCTCACCAACTCTACCATCGGCTGGTATAGGGTATTCATCTTCATCTACGTCAAGGGTAATGAACATTTTAACTCTTATCATTCGCCATTACCTCTTCAATTAATTTGTCTAAATACCACTGCGCTTTCTTCAAGTCTTCAAGGGGTTTATCTTTGTAGTCAAAACGCCATAGGTACTTCATAATATTTCCTTGCAGATAATACTTAAACCCTTTGTCAGTGGCAGCAGGAATAGCATGTATACACTCAATGCCTGTCTGATTGTAATGTGGTGGACTATTTACCATATCAACACTACCCCAAGGCCGTTTACCTGACTGTTCTGATTCTTCCATCAATTTCATATATGCTTCATGTCTACTCATGCTGAACCCCCTGTCTTTGTGTTAAAGTTAAGGTGTACTACGTTGCCATCATATATTTTCTCTACACCTGCCTCTTCTTCTAATTCTACATCAATATCTATTTCATTGTCCATAACTTGTGTGACATATTCATGTACTACATTACGTAGTTCTTCTACCTCTTCCATGACAGGTACAGATGCGCACATCATTTTAGCAAAGTGCATAACCTGATAATAGTCTTCATCATCCATAGGATTGTCTGGCATTGCCATAATAGATATATCAACTTCACCTGACCATCTACCATCGTCATCAGCAAATGGCCTTACACGTATAAGTAAGTCTTCTATATTTATTTCTTTAGATAGTTTTTCCATCATGTCCATACTTATCTCCTTTTTACTTTAGTGCCACCAAATTTAATAAACTTTGGATGCTTGTTCTTACCCTTCTCCTTCAACCAATCTTCAGGAATAATCCTGTCATAGTATCTGAAGCCGTTCTTAATGCACCAGTCTGCATATGAAGACTTGGCACCCTTACTTAACTTAGCTTTGCTATTAGTAAACACAAAGCGTATATCTAGCTTGGGATGTTGTTTCTTAATAGCAATATGCTTTCGCCTATCTGCCGCCATGAATCTGCCTTTTGTCTCAATAATGATACCATTGTTAAGTATAAAGTCAGGGGTATAGGTGCGGTAGGCTAGGTCTTCCCATTCAATCTTGATGTCCTCGTAGCTATACTTGACCTTGTGTTCATCAAGATAAATGGAAATTTTATGTTCTAGCCCACTGCGATACCCATGTTTTATAGCCATACGCCTTGCTTTATGCAGCAATTACATCTCCAATATAACTGACTGTAGGCGGGTTCTTAGCTTGTGACTTCACAGCAGAACGCTCAGTAAGATTAGACCAACAGTCAAAACGATAGCTACAGAATTTACATCCGTTATTAAGGACTTTATTACCTGTGGGCTTGCCACGAAAAGTTTCAGGAACTGGTTCAAAACATCTTTCAAACTTATTCTCCTCTACTGTTTTTACTGTATCCTCAATCTTAGCAATTTCAGTGTCCATGTCAAGACCTGTAGCTGGTACGTATTTAAAATGACCATTAGCTTTATTGACTACCCACCAACCACCAGCCCGTTTGCCTGATGCTTTAGCATAGCCAGCTAACTGACCTACGTATCCAAAACCATCACCACTGGCAAGGGTGTCAAAGGATTCAAACTTGTTTCTGTATGACCAGTCTGAAGCTGATTTAATATCATCAACAGCATTGTTAATGACAATATCATATGAGCCGTTAATGCTAGTATTCCCAACGTCCAGAGTAACCTTTTCAGTGTCTTCATATTTAACACCTGCTTCCTTTAGTACGCCTTTGAAGACAGCTTCAACGATATCTCCAAGCATCATGTTCATCATAAAATTAGTCGGCATTGGTATCGCTACTTCTGGCTTATTCTTTTCATACCAGAGTTGGCAAGTGGGGCGACCCACATTAGACATCCGTATTTTGAAATCGCCCCGGCTCTTACCGCTGCCGAACTGCCTACGCAACGCATCGGCTACATCTGTGGCTACCTGTTGTATGGTTTCCTCAGTCATAGCACTATCGCCACGAACCGCATCAGTCATATACTGATGTAGTGTTAGTTCAGCGGGATGGTTCATTATGCAGCATCCTCTTCATCAATCTCAATGTCAACAATACCATCCACTACATCTACATCATCATCATTCATGTGTTCAGTAGCTTTTTCTGACCAAGCGTTAAGGATGTAACTGTTGTAGTTATCAACCCAAGCAACAAAGTTAGCAAAAAAGTCATGTTGTTCTTTTTCAATCTCAAGGACATTTGTAATATCAAGAGATGCCAAGGGTACGTAGTAAGATGCACCAGTTGGAATCTTACGCTCATCAGACTTTAGATGGATGATGTGATTGATTGGTAGCAATGACATCTTTGCTAATGTAGCAAAACTTTTACCTAACTCAGCAAAAGCATCACGGTTATCAATCTCCCACACAACTGGTGTGTTAGGTACTTCTACTGCATTACCTTTGTCATCAGTTGGGTTAACTAACTCTACAGTACCTAGAATCACACGAACACGCTTAATAGATTTAAGCAGTTCTTGCATCTTCTCTGGCAATGCTTTGAAGTCCTTTATGTAGCCAGCAGGTTTACCACAGTTAAATCCACCATCATTATCCTTCAGATCAGACTGAAGTTTAGCATCAGTAGTCATTAGACTTTTAATGTAACGATTAGGTGTTTTACCTGAAGCCTGAACAAAACGCTTGTACATGAAGCGTTGCAAGAATGGACGCAGTTTAATCTCTGAAGCGTAGTAAGTCGGGCCATCTGGAATCTCCATCTTGTATGTACCTGCTTCTACAACCTCAACATTAACTGTTTTACCATTAACTTCGGCTGGCCCCATGATGGGGGAATGATGTATGCGTAGACGTGCCAGAGAACTGCTAGAAGAACCTGTTTGTTTTTCATTAGCAATACCCATAGCTTCTGCCATAGCAGCATAGTTGTTTGTATCAATAGTCGTAAGTTGTGACATATATTTCTCCTTTCATAAAAACAATGAGACATAGTTATATCATGCTACGTCTTTAACGTCAAGCCAATTCGGTCCTATTTTTGCCTCTAATAATAGAGGAACATTAAACTCAATGCCCCATCTTAGTGTAATGAGTTCAAGTAGTTTGTCATTAGTATCTTGTATGACGTTGATAACCTGTAACTCTTCATAAGGATGAACATCAATAACAATACTGTCGTGAACAGAATTTACTATACATGATTTCATACCCTTTAGCAAGTCATCAATGTGCAGTAAAGCAATTGGAACAATATCCGCTGTAGCAAATGACTGCACAGGATAATTCTTAATCTGTGTAAAGTGTGACACACGCCCACTAGCTTTACGTACCACATCAGGGAACGCAAACTCACGACCACTAGGCGTAGTTATCTTTTGTGTTTCTATAGCTTCTTTAGCCAATCGGGAGTGCCAATGGGCAACTCCTTGGTATTTGCTGTTGAAGTGTTCGTAGTACGCTGCTTCTGCTTTGGTTCTACCGAAGCCTGTTGCGCCGTAGAGTGGAGCAAACGTATGCGCTTTTGCATCCTGCCTACTCGTAGGTTGACCAGCATCGGTAATAACTTTAGCGGTGTATGCATGTACATCAAATCCAGTAGATACTTCTTCAATTGCTACCTCATCCTGTGATAAAAATGCGGCGGCACGAAACTCAAGCTGCGCAAAATCAGCTTCCATTACCTTACCACCATCGAATCGTGACACAAAGACTTTCTTAACAGGAAACGTACCGCCACGTGGCATGTTCTGCATATTAGGATTAGCACCACTGAATCTACCAGTGGATGTGCGATGCTGTAATAGACTTACGTGTAACTTACCATCTTGTTTAGTATAGTTGCGTATGCCCTCAACAAAAGAAGATAGGTATGTATCAATAGCACTAAGCCTACGTACCTTGTACAAGAAGTCAACAGCATCGTCCATGCCTCTGGTCTTGGCACCAGCTTCAAGCAGTTCAAGGTTTTGTTTACTAGTGCTGAAACCATTCGCACTCAACCATTTAGATGATGGTGGCTTAAACTTGAAGCCAGCCAATGCATCAGAAGGTATAAACAAGAACCCTTCAGTATTACATTCAGGGCATCTACTAGGTTTTGCAAATGGATCACCATTCTTTTTAGTCTTGCGTATATATCCTGTACCACTACAAGAACTACATTGCTTTGCGGATGTTTTATACAGTCGTTCTGTACCATAAGAAACCATGCTGCGGAACTCTACATCACCCATGTAAGGGTCAATCTTACTAGCCCAATCCGTTTTATCAATGACCTTCCTACCATAGATAACCCAACCTAACTGTTCCGGGCTATTGAGATTGATAGGTGTATCCCCCATAACATTACGGACGTGAGACTGCAGTGCCTTCTCTAACTCATCACGTTCCTGTTCAAACTCACTGCGTACCTCATCTAACTTAGATAGGTCAACAGCAAAGCCACGCTGGTATATACGTGCAAGTGTAACACAGACCTGATTAGTAAGATCGACTGTACCACGTAAGCCGCTGTCGGCAGGTGTATTCAAACGATACATTAGCTTGTCAGCAAGCTGCTGCGTAGCGTTAAGATCAGCAGAAAGATATTCTGTTAAC